CACCGCTGTCTTTGGAGATATCCCCGAGGATGACCCGGTGCGCAGCCATGTCTTGGGCTGGGCAAAGGAGTACGGGATTAGCCAAGCCGCCTTCGACAAGCTTGTCGGAGATGTGGTGGCCATGGGTGGTGACCAGCAGGCACAGGTGCAGCGCACCATCCAAGAGGAGCGTGCCGCCCTTGGGCCGAATGCGGATGCAATCATCAACGGGATGACCGACTGGGCCAGGGGACTGGTCAGGAAGGGTGTCTGGGGCAAGGATGATTTTGAGGAGTTCAAGGTCATGGGCGGTACTGCCAAGGGCATCCTGGCTCTATCCAAGCTGCGTGAGACCTATGAGGGCACCAGGATTCCCAAGGAGTCTGTGCCCATTGAGGGTGCCCCCAGCAAAGATGAACTTTATGCCATGGTGGGTGATCCTAGGTATCAGACCGACCCAGCATACAGGGCCAAGGTCGAGAAGATGTTTATGCAGAACTTCGGGTAGTATCAGGTTGCTTTCTTCATGGTAGTTCTCCTCCCCTTGAAATAGGGTTAAGCCCAGGGTCTTGCACCCTGGGTTTTTTTTCTCTACTATTTGCTTGTCGGAAGTGACGCTCCGGCATTTGATCCGAGACAGAACCCTCTAGTGGGGGCTTGTTATGCACTTCACTCGGATCGAGTGCTGGCCTGTCAAGCCCGAGCCTCCTCTAGAGGGTTTTTCTATTGGAGCTTCCGACTGCGGTTTATGTGGGCGGGGTCTCAACACCAGCGCATAAACCAAAGACCGATACTGGGGGGAAGTTGCGGAGGAATCGGGACGGGGTGGCGAAGCTAGTGCCCTAGCAACGAACGACTGGCGGGTCTATGCGGCTCCGAAGGCGAAGCATAGTTAAGGAAGATTCGGTCACCCCGAGGGATGGCTGAGTCTTGCTCACCAAAGGCGAACCTTATGACAACCAAGTCTTATAAGCAGCGCAAGCAAGAGAAAGCAGAAAAGAACAGGTTGAAGGCTCTAGCGTGGGGTTGGGTGCCACCCGCAGCTCCTGCACCGCCAGTGGCCGCCAAACCAAAAAAAAGAAAATACAGAAAGCCAGTCACTGTCCATCAAAACGCCAAGGACAGCTTCCTGCGAACCTTTGAGTGGCGCAAGGTCAGGATGCAGGCCCTTAAGAAGTACGGGGCCAAGTGTATGTGTTGCGGTGCAACGCCAGCAACCGGGGCGGTGATGAATGTGGACCATATCAAACCGAGGAAGCTTTGGCCGAGCCTGGCCCTAGACATCAACAATCTTCAGATTCTTTGCCATGACTGCAACCATGGAAAAGGCAACTGGGATATGACTGATTGGCGAGAAGTCAACCCTATTGCATTCTGCAAACAAAACCCTTAGAAACCACCTTAAGGCCAATCAGATATCTCTGACCCTTACCGCAGCGGATGCTGACGAGTGGCTGGCGCAACCAGCAAGCAAGAGGCCCAAAACACCGGCTAACCGAGGCGACAACCAAACCTTTTTTTCACTTTTTAGGAGACTGTAATGTCTACGCTTTCACCAGCATTCGTTACGCTCTTCGACGCAGAGGTTAAGCAGGCTTACCAGGCGAAAGCCCAGTTGGTCGGTGCGGTTCGTCAGCGTCGTGGAGTCGAGGGTTCTACTGTTAAATTCCCCAAAGTCGGCAAGGGTGTCGCCACTGTGCGTGTTCCTCAGTCCGATGTCACGCCCCTTAATGTTGCCTTCAGCCAGGTTACCGCAACCCTGCAAGACTGGAATGCCGCTGAGTACAGCGACATCTTCAATCAGGCCAAGGTCAACTTTGACGAGCGTCAAGAGCTTGTCCAAGTGGTTGCCAACGCTATTGGCCGTCGCCAAGACCAGATCATCCTTGATTCCCTGGCCGGTTCTTCGACTAGCAATGTGGTGGACGAGGACGAGGGTGGTTCCAACACTGGCCTCAATGTGGCCAAGTTGCGTGCAGCCAAGAAACTTCTGGACAAGAATAATGTCCCGATGGATAACCGGCACATCGTCATCCACGCCAACAGCCTGGCTTCAATCCTAGGTGAGACTTCTGTCACTTCGGCAGATTTCAACACTGTGCGTGCCTTAGTGAGTGGCGAGCTGAATACCTTCCTTGGCTTCACCTTCCATACGATTGGTGATCGTGCCGAGGGCGGTCTTCCCATTGCCAGTGCTGAGCGCAAGCTCTGGGCTTTCCATCGTGATGCTATTGGCTATGCCGAGGGTATCGCTCCCCGTACTGAGATCAACTACATCCCCGAGAAGACCTCCTTCTTGGTGAACGCAGTGTTCTCTGCCGGTGCGATTGCCATCGATGCCGAGGGTATCGTTGAAGTTCAAACCACCGACGCTTAAGGAGATTTGACATGGCTTTTTCTTCTGCTGGATTTACCTCTGTCGGTGTCAGTAAGCGTGGCCAAGCTCCTTCGGTCTATGCTTACAAGACTGCCGATACCATTGCGACTGTCAATACAGAGGGTTATTTCAACGACCTGGCTAACTCCCTGGAAGTTGGTGACCTGATTTACTGTGTGACCTCGACTGGCTCGACTGCTGTTGCTACTTTGGTTTATGTGCTTTCCAACACATCTGGTGTTGTGGATGTGAACGACGGCACCACGCTGGCCAATACCGATAGCGACTAAGCGGTTGGTGTAGAAACCAGGCCAGCCACTGAGCAATCGGGGGCTGGCCTTTATCACATTGAGGTCTATAAATGGCTGCTGGTGATTCCTCATTATCAATCTGCTCTGATGCCCTGCTCATGCTGGGGGCCAACTCTATCTCCAGTTTTAACGAAGGCACGGACGCAGCCAACATCTCTGACCGGCTCTACCCGGACCTTAAGAACCAGGCATTGCTGGTCTACCCCTGGTCATTTAGCTTTAAAAAGGTCAAGCTGGCCAAGCTGATTACCACCCCAACTACAGAGTACCGATACGAGTATCAACTGCCTGGTGACCGGCTGGGGCCACCCAGGGCTGTATATACATCTGCATCACCCGGTCAGCGGCCTAGCAAGGAATACCGCATTTTCCAGGACAAGCTGCTCACTGACTATGAAGAGGTCTATGTGGACTACCAATATGCCGTGCAAGAGTTTGAGATGCCGGTCTACTTTGTGCAGCTCCTCAAGTACATGATGGCCTGGCACCTGTCCTACCCGATCACCGACCAGGACTCTAAGGCTCAGTATTGGCAGAATGTGGCCGTAGGCGCACCTAGCGAGAATGGCCGTGGCGGGTATATGAGAACCGCTATTCAGATGGACGGCCAGGGCCAGCCCAACAATTACATCGATGACTATGCCCTGATTGCGGTACGCAACTAATGACCCGTTTTGTATCGATCCAGACTAACTTCTCAACAGGAGAGATGGACCCGCTGCTTCGGGCACGGGTTGATCTGCCTGCCTATGCCAATGCCCTTGAGGAGGCCACCAATGTAGTGGTGCAGCCACAGGGTGGCGTGAGGCGCAGGCCTGGTCTGCGGTATGTCACATCCCTACCCAACTCAGGCGCAGAGTCTGCCGCCAATGGTGTGCGTCTGGTGCCATTTGAGTTCTCGACCAGCGACAGCTATATGCTGTGCTTTACCCATAATCGGATGTCTGTTTTTAAAAATGGGGCACTGGTCACCAATATCAATGGCAGTGGCAACTCCTACCTTGACACCTCCAGCCTTGGCCTGACGGGTGCAAGGTTGGCTAATCTGGGCTGGACCCAGTCTGCCGACACCCTGATCGTGGTGCAGCAGGACATCCCACCGGCAAAGCTGGTACGGGGCGCAACAGATGCAGACTGGACTGGCTCGGTCATTACCTTTGACTCGACCCCCAAGTACAACTTCACCAGCTTGGTGTTTGAGCCACTGGGCACGCTGACCCCGTCGGCAGTCTCTGGCAAGGTCAACCTCACCGCTTCCCAAGCGGCAATCACTGGCACCGCCCAGGCGGGTGCCTCGACCACAATTACATTGGCCGCAGGGTCAAGTGCAACAGATGACTTGTACAACGGGTTATTCATTGAGCTAACAGGGGGGACTGGTTCCGGGCAAGTCAGGCAGATCACCGACTATGTGGGTTCAACCAAGGTGGCCACAGTCAATGCCGCCTGGGCAACAACCCCGGACAATACCAGCACCTATTCCATTGCCGTCTTCAAGTCGGCAGCGGTTGGGCAGTATGTCAATGCCAGCCCACAGGGCCGTGCCAAGATTGTGGCCATTACAAGCAACACTGTTGCACAAGCGATTACCGAGTTCCCATTCTTCTCGACAGGGGCCATCGCCAATGGAGACTGGGACATTGAAACGGGATACGAGGCAGTCTGGTCGGCCACTAGAGGATACCCAAGGTCGGTGACTTTCCATGAGGGCCGACTTTATTTTGGTGGGTCTAAGACCCGGCCATCGACTGTCTGGGGTTCCAAGGTCGGCCTCTTCTTTGACTTTGAGGCAACGGAGGGATTGGACGATGATGCGGTCGAGGCCACACTTGACACTAATACTTTCAATGCCATTACGGACATCACGGCAGGCCGAGACCTCCAGGTCTTCACCACTGGTGGCGAGTTCTACTGCCCCCAGGAAGGTCTCCAGCCAATCACCCCAGATAACTTCTTTGTCAAGTCTACGACCCGCAATGGCAGCCAGGAAGGCATCCGAGTCCAGCAACTAGAGTCTGGCACCCTGTTCGTTCAACGGCAGGGCAAGAGTCTGAACGAGTTCGCCTTTACGGATGTGCAGCTCACCTATGTGACCAGCAAGATATCATTGCTATCAGGTCACCTACTGCGCAACCCAAGGCGCATGGCCCTGCGCAGATCAGTGGCCACCGATGAGAATGACCTTCTGCTGGTTGCCAATGCGACAGACGGGTCGATTGCGGCCTTCTCGCTGTTGCGTGCCCAGAATGTGATTGCCCCCTCCGAGTTTACTACCGATGGGGAGTTCATCGATGTGGGCGTGGACCTAACCACCATCTACGCTGTGGTCAAGCGCACTGTCAATTCTGCGACTGTTTTCTATGTCGAGCGGTTTGATGACACCCTGACCACCGACTCTGCTGTCACTGGCGGTGCTGGTGCGTCAGCGTCTGTGTCCCATTTGGTGGCCAAGAGTGTTGACATCATTCTCGACGGGGCCGTGCAGGCCAACCAGACTGTACCTGGCGGTGGCACTGTCACTTTCTCCAGGGCTGCGGCCAGCTCTTACCAGATAGGGTTGGACTATGCGGTCAAGGTGGTCACCATGCCTGCCGACCTTAAGATATCTGCTGGCACCCGGCTGGGGTTTAAGAAGCGGATTGTGGAGGTCAATGTCTTTGTGAAGGACACCCAGCATCTGAAGATCAATGGCACCGATGTGCCATTCCGGGCGTTTGATGACCCGAATGTGCTAGACGAGGAGGTGCCCGAGTTTACCGGCACCAAGACACTGCCGGGGATACTTGGGTATTCCGATGAGGGAAAGATCACCATTGAGCAGGACATCCCTCTTAAGATGATTTTGTTGGGGCTGGAGTACAAAATCTCCACCTATCCTGGGAGTTAAAAAATGGCAGCAATTGTTGCAGCTCTTCCATCTTTACAGACCATTGGCACTGTCCTTAGTGTGGTTAGTGCAGTTGGTGATATCCAGGCTGGCAAGGCGCAGAGACAGCAGTACAACCTACAGGCCCAGCAGACTGAGGTCGAGAGCCAGCGCAAGGCAATCCAGTACCAGCAGCGGAGCAACGATGTTCTGCGTCGCAGATTACAGGCCAATGCCGCCATTGCGGCCAGGGCTTATGCCGGTGGTATTGACCCATTCTCGGGTAGCCCTGACATTGTCCGGGCGGCCAATGAGACCGCAGCAGGCCGGGAGTATTCCATGCTGCTAGAAGATGCCGATGCCGCTATGCGTGGCGGTATGTTGCAGGCAGAGCTTTACAGGCAAGCTGGCCGCACCGCAGAAAGGACTGGTTTCTTCCAGGCGGCCACCAAGCTTGGCACAGCAGCATTAAGCTATGGAAAGACTACGCAGACACAAGCACCGATTGAAAGCAGAAACTTCCCGTCACCGACTGGGGGCCGATGATGGCACGCCTACCACGCTACCAAGAATCTGGTCTGATCTCGGCAGACATTCCGAGGATGGACTTTGCCAACATTCGGGAGCAAACCCGACAAACGCAGACCATCGGGGAAGCATTAAGCAAGATCAGCCAATTTGCCTTTGGTGCGGCACAGCAACAAAGGGAGCAGGAAAATAAATTGACTGCTATTGGTCTGCGCACAGACTTTGAGATGGAAGCGGCAAGGGAATTAGCCAGTCTTAAAGCGCAAGTTGATACCGGCCAAATTAAGGACCTTACTGTTCTCCAGCAGTCGATAACGGCACTGGCTCAAAAGCAGACTCAGGTGCTGGGTCGGTACAGTGCAGAGCAGGCGGCAGGCCTAGCCAACTCCATTGGCGGCCAAGGTCGAGCTTTGATGTCTGTTGCGACTGAAAAGCTAACCAATGAGTATCGTGCCGCATTTGATGTGTTGGCCGATGACGCAATCAAAGACGAGGTCACAAACCTAAAGACAGCAATCCAAGCAGACCCATCAGCAGAAGGCGTGTCTATGGCCAGCTTCAAGGCCCTCAACACTGTTATGGGAATTGCGCCCCAAACAACCAAGTCGCAAGAAACAATTCAAAAAATGCGAGATGGGATTGTGCAGGCTAAGTCTGAGGTTGTTGCCGAGTACATTGCCTCTACCGAGTTCGCCTCCTCTGCCACTCAGGCGATCCTCAGACTAGAGGCAAATGACGCTGGCAAGTATTCCCAGGTATGGGCTGGCATGGATGACAAGCAAAAAGAAGAGGTTTTCAATCGCCTCAAGAAAGCAACAGAGCGCAGAAACATTGTGATGAATAATGAATTCTCCTCTGCCGAGGCAAAGGCGGCCCCATTAGTTCGCCAATTGTTGACAGAGGACAACTCGGCAAAACGCAAAGAGTTGATGGATAAGCTAGAAAATTTGCCGCTCTCACCAGAGAAGCTCAAGAGTTACCAGGGCTATATCGATGGGGCCGGGGTGTTTGCTAGTGTTGAAGACCCAACCCTAGTATTGCGACTTAGCAGGGCCGCAGAGGCTGGCACGCTATCCGATTCGGAGCTAATCAAAAACCGCAGCCGGTTGACCAAAGAGACTTTCAACTCATTGGTCAGAAACCTTGGCAACCCCAACAACATCATCAAAGACTACGGCCAAAGGTTTGACCAGGCGGTAGGTATTCAGTCTGCCAATCTACCCCCATCTTTGCCAACCGCAGAAGCAAGAGATGCTGCTGTGGTGGCACGCAATACAGCCAGGCTTGAGCTGTCCAACTATGCCAACACGCCAATCAATGGGGTGCTACCAAGTAACGAACAGGTGGAAAAAAAGGCCAAGGAGTTGCTGAACAATCTTGGGGGGAGCATGGCCTCTGTATGGGCAAGTGCTGCCGCTAGCGCAAAAGAATCAATAGAAGTTCAAGTCCCAGAATTAAAGGGCGTTGACTTGACAGATGATGCAGCCGTTGAAAGGGCAATACAGGCTCATGTTGCCAAAGGTGGCAGAGCTGCTTCTGCGACTGCCGCTTCTGTTAGAGAAGACATCCGCACATATAGGGAAGCAATTCGTCGGGCACCAAGACCTCAACAGGGTACGCAGCAATGATAAAACTAGAGACCATTGATGATGTGTATCGGCTCGACTACGAGCTGTCTACGCCTGGGGTGCGTGCTGGCCTGCTTGCCAATGCAGAAAATGGTGGGGATGACTACGAGATTATCCAAGACCAAGATGGCACTAGGGGCGCATTTATGCGTACCAACATGGGCCTATACCCGCTTGGTGCCCTAGCCCCGGTCCAAGTGGCCGCTGCTCCAGTACAGACCATGACCGATGCAGTGCCGCAAGGACCAGAGATCAAGTCCTATGACCCAACCACCAGAGAGCAAATATCTGCTTTCTTGCAGTCTGGGCTTGAGGGTGTGGGCGTTGACCGGGTAAGAGCAAGGAAGATATCTCAGAGCTTGATTGGCGGTCCCAGCAGTGGTGCGCCATTGTCCTTGGGTATTGCCGACATCGTGCCATTTCTTGGCACTGCATTGCAGACCGAGGAAGCGGTTCGACTTGGCCAAGATGCGGCCCAATTGGCAGAGCAGGGTAGATATACCGAGGCCGCTGTGTCTGCGGCTGGCGCAGCCATTGGAATGATTCCTGGTGCGGTTGGTACTGTGCAGACAACCAAGAAGGTTGCCCCAATGATTAAGGGGTCTGCTGATGCAATTGCACCGCCATCCCCAGCTATGCAGGCTGGGTCGGTTAAGCCATCAGCGTTTATGCCTAGTCAAGCAGCTCCTGCCGCAGAACCACAGCGCAGCGACATTGGCTTTTACTCTGCCGTGGAAAAGGCCGTTTTGGATAGCAAACAGGACAAAGGCACTGGTGCCCAGTTCTTGGCGCAGATTACCAAGACCCAGGGCGTAAAGCCAGAAGAGCTTAAGTGGACGGGCCTCGACGAGTTTCTAAAGGGCAAGAAGTCTGTTACGAAACAAGAGATACAAGACTACCTCAACGCCAACAGGGTGGATGTGCAAGAGGTGAGGTTAGAAGCAAGTACAGGGCAGCGTATTCCTCTGACAAATGAAGAGCAAGCTAGATTAAATGTGTTGCGGGAAAGAGAGCGGGCTGAAGGGTTGGGTGGTCTTGAAGCAGAGGAATATTCTGATCTTCTTAATAAAGAAATTAATTTTGAAGAGTTTTACGATAAAACCAAGTTCTCCTCCTACACCCTCCCAGGTGGAGAGAACTACCGAGAGATTCTGCTGACGCTGCCGCAGAAAACTGCACCTTTCGACCCGTCAAATGTAAAGATTTACAGAAACAGAACATCAGCAACACAGGGAACTTTTACCATTAAGTATGGTGACAATGCGGTTGGGCCATTTGCAGATGAGTTTGATATTTCCAACGACTACGCTGGTCTTTCTGACCAACAAATCATGGATGTTGCCAAAAGAATGTATGAGCAAGGCAACGAATTGTCTGGTATCAAGCCAATGTCTGGAGCGTTCAAATCTTCCCACTTCGACCAACCAAACATCCTAGCCCACATGAGGGTAAACGACAGAGTAGTAGACGGAAAGAAAACTCTGTTCATTGAGGAAGTGCAGTCAGACTGGCATCAGGCAGGGCGGAAAAAGGGCTACTCAGAATCTGGCAAACCTTTTGAAGTGTTCGACCCTAGAGATGGAAATGTTATCGCTCGGTTTGCCACTGAAAAGCAAGCTAAAAAATACGCAGATGAGCTTGGGCCACAAGTGGATTATGGAATGTCTGAGGGAGTCCCAGACGCACCCTTTAAGACATCTTGGCACGAACTAACCCTAAAGAGAGCAATACAAGAAGCCTCAGAAAAGGGATATGACCAGATAGCCTTTACTACAGGCAAGACTCAGGCAGAGCGGTATGACCTGAGTAAGCAGATAGATGAAATAAATGTGGTCGGAAGAACAAATGTCTTAACTGGTGAAAAGAGCAAGTCAATCGCCCTAGATACTGTTGATGGTCAGTCTATAAGATTAGGTGTTTCGCCCGATGGAACTGTAGACAATGTAAACAACGAAGACATGACCAATCTAATTGGCAAAAATTTAGATGAGGTTGTTGGTAAAGAATTAGCTAAAAAAATTATGGAGGGCGGCTCTCAAACCATTTCTGGAGAGGGTCTCAAAGTTGGCGGTGAGGGCATGGCTGGCTTTTACGACCAAATCCTTCCCAAGTCACTGGAAAAGCTCGGCAAGAAGTTTAACGCTAAAGTAGGCAAGACAGAGATGGATGGCGTAGAAGTCTGGGCAATGGACATCACGCCCAAGATGCGGGAAACAGTTACCAAGCAAGGTCAACCCTTATTCCAGATTGGTGTTGGTGGCGGGGCTGCCGCTGGTGCCGTAACCATGCAACAACCAGAGGAGCAAATGTAATGGCCATTGCACCGCTTAACGACAGAATTGACGAGCTGGTTGGCGTTGAGACTCAGGCCATTGAGAAGCAGACCACCGCTGAAGCATTGCCCATTCCTGATGAGTTAGCCCCACCAGTCGATCCTACAACCGACCCGGCAGCCGAGCCAGTATTGGTGGCTGGGGTTGGGCCAAAGATTACCAACATTATTCGGGAGGCTATTGCCCCATCTCGGGCATTGCCAATGGATGCGGCCCAGACCGAGGCCATGAAGCAGGAAATGGTCAAGGCGGCCAAGCAGCGCACCGATGTTGCCAAACCAGGCCTTATCACTCCAAAGAAAAAAGCTGACCAACTTGAGGGTGCGGTTCCAGTAGAGCCAGGCGTGTACCCATCCACCCTTCTGATAAACCGGCCAGACCAGAAGATGGTTGACAAGTTTATTAGCGGGATGGATGCCCCTTCTGTTGGCATCGACTTCAACTTCAATGGCATCCAAACAACCGAGGACAACCTCCGGGTAATTGACGAGACAAGCAAGGTATTTGCAAAACAGATCAGCGTAATGAAGAGGGATGTCATCAAAGACGAGACCCTCAAAGACCTGGCTGCGAGACTGGATGTTGCCCCTGATTTGTTGGCTAGAGGTGCTGGCGGGACCCTTAACGCAGAGCAGTTACTCGCCTCTAGGCATCTGCTGGTTAGATCGTCCGATACGCTCAATAATCTAGCGCAAAAGATTAAGGCCATGCCTGTGGGCACAGAAGATGACAAGCTTCTGCTAGAGTTTAGAACCCAGATGGCCACCCATGCAGCGATTCAGATGCAGCTCAAGGGTGCGGTTACCGAGGCGGCTAGGGCGTTGCGTTCTATGCGCCTGCCTGTAGATGGCACCGCTGGTATTACGGACCCCAATGTTCTTGCCACATTGCTCAATGAGGTTGGTGGGCGCAAGACCATGAAAGAGATTGCTAATGACTACCTCAATCTAAGTGACTCCGAAAAAGCCAGGTTTGTCCAAATGGCCGGTGGCTGGAGCAAGAATCTTTCCGATATCTGGAAAGAGATGTACACCAGCTCAATCATGTACAGCACGGCATCAGTCGAGCGCAACCTCTTTGGTGCTGGGATTATGACCATGATTCGGAGCATGGATACTGCCTTTGCCTCCACCGTTGGCAAGGCCTTGGATGTTCCTATAACGGCTGTATTTGGTTCAAGGTCATCTGACCAGGTTTACGCTGCCGAGGCGGTCATTGAGCTTGCCAACTTCTTTACGGCCATCCCCAAAGCATGGAGGGCCGGTGGCAAAGCTTTCGTTACCGAGACTCCGCAATATGCCGGGATAGATGCGGAGAAGTATGGGTCAGGACCAGGGTTGTCTGCTAGGTTATTCAGCGACCCAGAGTCAATGCTTGCCAAGTCTGTTGACTTTATAGGCAAGGCAATAAGGCTGCCATTTAGGGCCAACATGGCCTCTGATGAAATTGCCAAGGCAACTGTTGCTCAGATGGAAACCAGGCGGCTGGCAGCTAGGCAGGCCCTAGATGCCATCTATAACGGGATGCCAGAGAGTCAGGCCCTAGATGCCATGGCCGCTCAGATTGCTAACCCAGACCCGGCCATTCTTGAGAAAGTTAACAGGGCGGTTCTAGAGCCTGGGCTACAGTCTGAGCTTGGTAAGTTTGGCAACTTCATAATGAAGATGCGAAACGATGCTGGCCCGGTCGGGACTGTGCTTGCCCCGTTTGTTAAGTCGGTCATCAATATGCAGAAGGAGGGTTTTAAGAGAACCCCATTTGCGCCAATCTTCTCCGAGGTGCAGGCAGACCTTGCCGCTGGTGGTGCAAGGCGGCAAATGGCTCTGGGCAAAATGTCCATGGGTACCTCTGTCATGGGGATGTTTTATATCCAGGCCCTCAATGGCAACATGACTGGAGCAGGGCCGTCTGACCCCAAAGTGCGTGAATACTTACGCAACCAACCAGGAGGGTGGCAGCCATTCTCTTATAAGGTTGGTGACACTTGGGTGAGCTACGCTGGCCTTGAGCCATTTGGGATGCTAATGGCCACGGCCTCGACTCTTGCCGAGGTTGGCTCGGTTTATGGCAAACCCGGTGACGATGACTGGAATGACTTGCTTCTGTACTCTGCCCTGCTTCCTATGAAATATGTCGGGGAGTTGCCATTCATGCAGGGTATATCCAACTTTGTTGACATGATTGAAGCTGCCGCTAGGGACCCCAAGGGAGAAGATGCGGCCAAGTCTGCGGCCAAGTTCTTTGGTGGTGTGGCTCAAAACTTCCCTGCTGGGGTGGTTCCAATCCCAACCCCAGGCGGTGCGCTGATTCGCCAGTTTGAGAACATGACGGACCCGACAGTTCGCAGGGTGAGGCTTGACCCCAGCCTCCCACCAGAAGAGAGATATCTGGCTTTTATGTACCAATCTTGGGCGGCCAAGACCCCATACTTCAACCAGAGCATCAAGCCCACCAGGAACATCTGGGGCGATGAGATTAGCGTTGGGGATACTGGTGCGCTCTATCTTGTCTTCCCGTTCTACAAGAAGGATGCCCAGCTCGACAATGTGAGCAAGACCCTTGTTGAGATTTCCAAGTTGTCAGGCAAGTCGGCCATCAATATGCCAGCTCGGAGCATCAACAATATCAACCTCAACGATGACGAGTATTCAGACCTTTTGCTGGCTATGAGCAAGGTTAGGATTGAGGGGCGCAGTATGCGGTCTCGGATTGCCTCAATCACCGCAAGGCGCAGAGATATCTCTGTTATGAAGTATCAGGACTTGATTGACGATATATCGGGGACTGTTTCCGATTACAAGAAGGCCGCCCTTGCCAGCCCAGAGTTTGCTCGACAGTACCCAGACCTAATTCGCCAGATCAGAAAAAACGAAATTTTGGCAGAACGGGGCATGGTGACTCAAAAGCGAACTCCAATGGTTATTGATATCGATGGAGTAAACGCTGGACCTATGACCAGATAACGCTTAGATTTTGATCAGGAGGATTTGATGACAGTCCCAATTTCCAATGTAGTCAGACGAGTGGTGTTCGCTCCCAGCGGGACTGGGCCGTATGCGTTCACCTTTGAGATTCTGGCTGCCACCGATATCGAGGTCTACAAGGGAGACACCCTCCTCACGCTGACCACTGATTACACAGTCACCATTAATGCCAATGGCACTGGCTCGGTCACCCTGGTGGCTACGGCAGGCACCGACAACATCACAGTGGTGGGTGCCAGGACCATCCAGCGCACCACAGATTTTGTGACGGGTGGTGACCTCTTTGCCAACAGTCTGAACACAGAGCTGGACAGTCTGACCATTTTCACCCAGCAAAACTCAGAGGCGAATGTCAGGTCGATCAAGGCCCCGGTCACAGACCCAACCACCATTGACATGACCTTGCCAGTAAAAGCAGACCGAGCCAACAAGGCCCTGGTCTTTGATGCTGACGGCAACCCTGCGCCTGGTGCGCCCGCCTTCCCGACGAGCTTGACTGCCACCCAAATTCCCAGGGTCAATGCGGCAGGCACTGCCTATGAGCTGCGTAGCCAGGCACAGACCAGAGCAGACATTGGCGCAGACAATGCCAGCAACCTGACTTCTGGAACAGTAGCCGATGCAAGGCTGCCGACCACTATGGATGGCAAGACGCTAACTACGGCCACGCTGACTGCACCGACGATCAACAATGCCACCATGACTGCGCCTGCCCTTGGCACGCCTGCTAGTGGCACGCTAACCAATGCCACTGGCTTGCCCATTTCAACTGGTGTGTCTGGCCTCGGTTCCAATGTGGCCACCTTTTTGGCCACGCCCAGCTCTGACAATCTTAGGGCTGCGCTGACTGATGAGACTGGCACGGGTGCGGCAGTGTTTGCCACTAGCCCCACATTGACAACTCCCAACCTTGGTACGCCCTCTGCTCTCACTCTAACCAATGCGACTAGCCTGCCAGTATCAACTGGTATTGATGGCCTTGGCAGTGGTGTCGCAACCTTCCTCGCCACGCCATCATCTGCCAACTTAGCCTCTGCGTTAACCGATGAGACCGGGTCGGGTGCTGTGGTGTTTGGCACGACACCAACGCTGACCACGCCCAACATTGCAACCGATGCCAAGTTCCAGGCCACCGCTACTGCTAAGTTCTTTGACACGGACAATAGCAATTTTATTGGACTGAAGGCGGCAGGCACTGTGGCCGCTGATGTGACTTTCACCCTGCCTGTTGGAGATGGCGCAAATGGCCAGCTTCTCAGCACGGACGGGTCTGGAAACCTAGCATGGACCACGCCTGCTGGTGGTGGCGATGTCTCTGGGCCTGCATCATCAGTTGACAATACTGTGGTGCGGTTCGATGGCATAAGTGGCAAGGCCATTCAAACCTCTGGGGTGTCGATTGATGACTCGGACAACCTGACGGCCAATAGCTTAATCTCCGATACTGTTTCCGAGAAGACTGCGGCAGCCGGGGTGACTGTGGATGGTGTCCTGCTCAAGGATAGTCAGGTTTCTACTGATCAGATTAACGAGAAGACGAGTGCCGCTGGTGTCACTATTGATGGAGTCCTGCTTAAAGATTCGGAGGTGACCACGGATGTAATTAAAGAGAAGACCTCTGCGGCTGGGGTAACGATTGACTCGGTTCTGCTCAAGGATGGAATGGTCGGCATTGGTGCTGACGGAACTGCTTCTGCTCCGAGTATCTACAGGGCATCAGACACCAACACAGGCATCTTCTTCCCCGGCGCTGATCGGATTGGGTTTGCCGAGGGTGGGGCGCAATGTGGCGAGTTTGATGCCTCTGGTAACTTCCAATTCAACTCAGGCTACGGCTCTGTAGCAACAGCATATGGTTGTCGTGCTTGGGTGAACTTCGACGGCACTGCTAATTCAAATTTATCCGGCACTTATACACGAACAAGCCCAAGCACTACTGTGACGGTAACCGCAACCGCTCACGGTCTTATTGTTGGAAACTCAGTTAACCTTGATTTTACAACTGGTACTGGACTTGATGGCATTTACACAGTTGTAACTGTTGCTGATGCAAATACCTTTACTGTTACTACGGTAGCATCGACCACGACTAGCGGCAATGTAACTTTGCTCCGCAATACAATCAGAGCCAGTGGGAATGTGTCGAGTATTACGGATAACGGGACTGGTAATTACACAGTCAATTTCACTACTGCGATGCCTGATGAGAATTATTCGGCTGTTACTGACTGTAACCAGACCGCAGGTTCAGTGGGTGCGGCAGATATAAGCCAAGTGTATTTAAGAGCCGTTGGTTCTTGCTCAGTAATTACAACAGGTGATGCAGGCAGCACAAGATCAGACGTGGAAACCGTTTCTGTTGCCGTATTCCGTTAATTAAGGAGCCAATAAATGAACTCTCGCATCATCTACCCAACTGCCGAAGGCGGCGTGGCAATCATTATTCCAGCACCGGAATGTGGTTTGAGTATTGAAGAAATTGCCGCCAAGGATGTTCCTGCTGGCAAGCCTTATCAAATTGTGGATGTGTCAGAAATCCCTACCGACCGCACATTCCGTAACGCATGGGAGTATGAATGATTACGATCAACATGACCAAGGCAAAAGAGATTGCCCACGAAAAGCGTCGTACCGCCCGTGCGGAGGAGTTTAAGCCTTATGATGAAGTCATAATGAAACAGATTCCCGGCAACGACTACACGCAAGCAGAAGTCGCTCGTCAAGCAATTCGTGATAAGTACGCTGCATTGCAAGCACAAATGGATGCCGCACAAACTGCTGACGAACTCAAAGCACTGCTGCCCGAGGTGTAATCAATGGACTGCGGCAACCGGCCAGAGTGCAGCGAGATTGCAGACCGTGCGGTCAAGAAGACCTTTGCCATCTTGGGCGTGGACATTGATAAGCCTGAGAGTGTCGAGGAGTTTCGCCAAGACCTACGCTTTGGCAAACGCCTGCGCAAGATTGCCGACCATGGCACCCTTGCCTTCTTTGCGGCAGTGGCGGTGGCCATCGTGGCTGCCTTATGGATTGGCATCACCAGCTCCATCAACAAGGGTTAATAAAGTTGTAATACAACCCAAGCACAGTCGGACTTTCAGAAAGGGGGAACCAGTGACCAAGAGTCCTGACATTGTTCTGGTTGAGTGGATTGATGCCTGCCACTATGAGGGCTGGCAGTTCGGTGAAGACACGCAGATTGATGCCAACCCGGTCTTCACTATTGGCTTTCTAATTAAACGGGAGAAAGAGGGTTACCTAGTGGCCCAGACTTGGTGCCCGAGTGACAAAGCCAACCTGATCTTCATCCCCAAAGGCATGGTCAACAAGCTGACAATTTTGGGTGATCTCAAGTGAAGGGGAAGAATCTTACTGACGAGCAGATGATTGAGGCCATCCATGCGTACAAAAGATTCCGCTCCAGTATCAAGGCGGCCAACCACCTAAAACTTCCCCGCTCTACATTTGAGTCTAGGTTGATTGCTGCAAAGATGCGTTTTCCCGAGATGCTGGCGGATCAGCAGGCAGACAAACCAAATGAGTTCACAGTCATGGCCCTGCCAAACGATGACCTCGACATTGAAGACCTGGTTGAGCTGCGCATCAAATCGTTTGGCAAGAAGCGGGACTTCCATGAGGCCACCCGACTCATCCCGGTCAAAGTCAAGATTGAAGGTCCCATTGGGATACTTCACTTCGGTGACCCCCATGTGGACGATGACGGCACCGACCTGGAGACCCTGCGAAAGCACTCAGACCTGACCAAGCAGGAAGGCGTTTGGGGGGCCAATGTGGGTGACACCACCAACAACTGGGTGGGCCGTCTGGCCAGGCTGTATGCCAACCAGTCCACCACCGCAGCGCAGGCGTGGAAGCTGGCCGAGTGGTTCATTGGCCGCACCCGTTGGCTGTACATGGTGGGTGGCAACCATGATGCCTGGTCTGGTTCTGCTGACCCGATCAAGTGGATCGCCAGACAGGTTGACGCACTCTACCAACCGACCGAATGCCGGGTGGGTCTGCGCTTCCCCAACGGCAGGGAGTTCATTGTCAATGCTCGGCATGACTTCGCTGGCCACAGCCAGTGGAACCCAGCGCACGGCCAAATGAAGGCAGCCATGATGGGACACCGGGATCACCTGATGATCTCGGGGCACAGGCATACCAGTGGGTACGGGGTGGTCAAGGACGGCAGCACCGGGCGCATCTGCCATGCAATCCAGGTGGCCAGCTACAAGCTCTTTGACTCTTATGCCAAGGAAAAGGGATTCCGGGACCAAACCTTGTCGCCTGCCTGTTT